ATGTTCCGGGTTCTGCTGGTGATATTAGTTTGGCCGCACGTAAGTCAGCGACAATCTTTGCCCGCACAATTATTGGTTGGAATTACTTCCTATCGTTAACGGCTGGTCAGTATGTTCAGATCGTTTGGATTCCAAGTGTGGCAAGCATTACTTGCCCTGCCTATCCCGCATCAACAACACCAGCTTACCCATCAACAGCTTCTGTAATCGTTACTATTAATCAGGTAGGATAATGGCTACCAAGAAAACCCCATCACTTGCGGTTGGTCGCGGTGAAAAGCTACCTGTATCAAAGGGTGCGGGGCTTACGGCCAAGGGTCGCGCTAAGTACAATGCAGCAACAGGGTCTAACCTAAAGGCTCCACAGCCAGAAGGCGGCCCACGTAAGAAATCATTTTGTGCTCGTATGAGCGGCATGCCCGGTCCAATGAAGGACGAGAAGGGCCAACCGACACGCAAAGCGGCGTCACTGAAAAGATGGAAATGTTGAGTATGGAAATCACAGTGGCGTGGACTGGTGGGCTAACATTATTTACTGGTCTATTTGCGTATATTGCGCATGATAAGTTTTCTGAACTTGCGCGTGTAACGATTCTGTTGAACAGAACTCGTGAGGAGATTGCTCGTGATACAGCAACTAAAGCAGAAGTTGAAAGAGTTACAGATCACATTGACCAACGGTTTAACCGCTTGGAAGAAAAAATTGACCAGCTTATTAGCAAAGGTAAGTAATCATGGCTAAGAAACGGACCAAACGGTTTGACGAAGGCGGCGATGTTGGCGTGCAAGACTACGCATCACTCGGCAAACGTGAGCCAAAAATAGATAAAGAGGCGCTTGATCGTTTTAATAAGGCGATGGATGAGCGCAAGGACAGAGGGTCCAATCAGGGTGATGTTAACGCTGAGTTTGCGCGCAAGCCAAAGGATTTATATACGGGTGATAAGACTGCATCCTTTAAGGCAGAGCCAGGCGAGGGTGAACCTGAGCCGGTTAAGCCAATTCGTCAAGCTGATCGCATCGTATCCAAAAAAGAACTTGCAGATTCCGGCCTTACTCTTAGAGAGTTTTTAAACCGTGAACGTGGGTTAAAGCCACGCGGCGCCGCAACACCCAAAAAGGCAGCAGAAACAAAAGTACCAGAAGCAACTCCAGCACAACTTGCTGAGCGAAAAAAACAAGAGCGCGCGCAAGCTTTGGAAGAATCGCATCCAGAAGAACTGATTATTGGCGGACCATTGCTCAAAGCCGGTCGCGCAGGTTTGTCTGCTTTACGCAGCGCCAAAGAAGTCGGTAAGCGGATTGAGCCGTACATGGAAAGCACGGCTAGGGATCTGGCTACAAGAGGCGGCAGGGAAGTCGGTAAGCGCATGGATGATCTGCGCACTATCTATGATGATGGTGTGCCTAAGCTGGCTAATAGAGCAAAACAAATTGGCACGGAAGCACTTAAGCTTAGCCGGTTTAAACAGGGTGGATCTGTTAAAGCATCTAAGATGGGTTCTGTGAAGACGGCAAAACCTAAAATGACATCGGCTTCTAGCCGTGGTGACGGCATCGCACAGCGCGGTAAAACCAAAGGAAGGATCATTTAATCATGGCTATTGACCCAAGAGTAAGATTTCAAAATCAGCGTTTAAGTCCGCAAATGCCGCAAGTCGGTATGCCGGTACGCCCTAATCCTCAAGGCGGTATACCTTTGCCGCAAAATATGCGCGGCGGTGTTGGTATGACTCCTCCAGCAGGTATGCCACAACGCCCAATGCCTCCTGGTGTTATGCCGCCAGCAGGTATGCCTACCCGTCCAATGTCTATGGCACCAACGCCAGCCATGAAAAAAGGCGGCGAGATTTGCTATGCAGGTGGCGGCAAGACTGAAGAAAAGAAAGAAGCGCCAATTCCAGCAGAAACTATAGCCTCAATGAGGCGTCAGGCAGCGCAGGAAAAAGCAGATCGCAAGCAAGCTGAAGAGCAAAAGGCTGGCGAGAAAGAAGTTAAAGAGAATATGGGTCGGCTTGGATTCAAAAAGGGCGGCTCTATCAAGGCCAGCAAAATGGGCGCAGTTAAAACAGCTAAGCCTACGATGCGATCAGCCTCATCCCGCGCAGACGGCATTGCCATTCGCGGCAAGACGAGGGCATAATGCCTACAGTATCGAAGAAACAAGAACGGTTTATGCAGGCTGTAGCTCACAATCCTGCATTTGCAAAGAAGGTTGGCGTGCCTACAAAAGTGGGCAAAGAGTTCACTAAATCGGAGGGTGGTATGGCTGAATCCAAGAAGATGGTTGGTAAAGAAGTAGCGTTCATGAAAAAGAAGGGCGCTCCTAAATCAATGATTAAGCATGAAGAGGGCGAGATGAAGGCCATGAAAAAAGGCGGAATCATTGCTAGCAAGATGGGCAAGGTTAAGACCGCTGCTCCTAGCCGCGATGGCGTTGCCATGAAGGGCAAGACTGTTGGCAAGCAAGTAAAGATGGGTGGCGTTAAGGCTGCTGTTAAAGGCGGTAAGTGCTGAGATGAAAGCTTGCCGAGGCATGGGTGACATTAACCCTTCCAAGATGCCTGGCGCCAAGAAGAAGGTGCGTCGGGATGATACTGATTTCACTCAGTACGCGGAAGGCGGTGAAGTGTGGGACAAGGCTCGCCCTAAGAAACTTGGCAAGCCTAAGAAGTTAAGCTCAGCAAAGAAGTCTGCTGCTAAGGCTGCGGCCAAAGCGGCTGGTAGGCCGTATCCAAACTTGATTGATAACATGCGGATGGCGAAGAAGTAATGGCATATACAACTTCCACTACAGCGTTTAACCCAACCCTCAACGATTTAGTCGAAGAGGCTTTTGAGCGTTGTGGTAAGGAGTTGCGTACTGGTTACGATATGCGCACAGCGCGGCGCAGTCTTAATTTCCTGTTGACGGAATGGGCTAATCGCGGCATTAACTTGTGGACGATTGAGCAAGGCCAGATTACCCTTATCCAAGGCCAGACCACATATGATCTGCCTATTGATACAGTGGATCTAATTGAGCATGTAATCCGTACTGACCCTGGCCAGATCGGCAATCAGACGGACATTAACATCAGCCGTATCAGCGTATCTACTTATTCGACGATACCAAACAAGATTACCCAAGGTCGCCCGATTCAGGTGTGGATTAACCGCCAGTCTGGTCAGACAACAGATGCGGTCGGCGCTACGCCAGCTTATCCACAAATTAATGTGTGGCCATCGCCAGATCAAGGCTCATTATCCAGTCCTTACTATTACTTTGTTTACTGGCGCCTAAAGAGAATGGTAGATGCTGGTAACGGCGTCAATGTTGAACAAATTCCATTCCGTATGCAAAATGCGATGGTAGCTGGCTTGGCTTATATGCTTGCAATGAAGCTGCCTGAGATTACAGAACAGCGCATTGTATTGCTAAAGTCTCAGTACGATGAGGCATGGGACTTGGCTGCATCGGAAGATAGAGAAAAAGCACCAGATCGTTATGTACCGCGCATGTCTTTTTACAGGTGATGTATGGCCAGTAAATATGCAAGCGGCAAGAATAGTATTGCTGAGTGTGATCGGTGCGGCTTTAGATATAAGTTAAAAGAGCTAAGAAAGCTGACGATTAAGACGAAGCAAGTTAGTATTAAGGTGTGCAATACCTGTTGGGAGCCAGATCAGCCTCAGTTGTCATTGGGCTTATACCCGGTGAATGATCCGCAGGCAGTGCGCGAACCACGGCCGGACAATAGTTACTATCAGTCAGGATATACCGGACTTCAATTAACTCAAAGTCCCGGTGCTGGAGTGAACGCAAATGGGTATCCAGAAGCAGGTAGTAGAGTATTCCAGTGGGGTTGGGCGCCAGTTGGCGGTGCTAGAGGGTTTGATTCTGTATTAACTCCAAACTATTTGGCTATGGCTGCACAAGTTGGAACAGTGACAATATCAACATCTTAGGAGTCTAAAATGGACAAGAAAGAAGTAAAGCAGATTGCGGATAAAGAAGTAAAAGTCCACGAAAAAAAGATGCACGGCATGAAAAAAGGTGGCGTTACTAGCCTTGACATGAAGAAAATGGGCCGTAACTTAGCTCGCGTTGCTAATCAAAAGTCTGGTTCGAGAGGCCGATAATGGCTAAGTTTTCACAAAAAGTGATGGGTAAAGAAATTGGCCCAGCTTCTGTGTACGCTAAACCACATACGATGGATGGTAAAGATATGAAGCCAACAAAGAAGATAGACCCTAATACGCTTAATGCTAAGCAACTTGGTCCTCGTTCTGGCGTGCAGCGTGTGAGCGCGGGCGACCCAGGCGCAGATGACGTTAAGACAAGCGGCATTAAAATGCGTGGTGCTGGCGCAGCTACTAAAGGCACAATGTGCCGTGGACCAATGGGCTGATAAATGAATTACGCTGAACTTGTTGCGTCTATCCAATCGTATACGGAGAATGATTTTCCCGATATTACGTTGGCTGACGGCGCTACCGAAACAACTGCTGAACAAATCAATCGGTTTATTCAGCAGGCAGAGCAGCGCATTTATAACTCGGTTCAGTTTCCTTCTTTGCGCAAGAATGTTACTGGTGCGGTTACGATTGGCAATAAATACTTAGGTTGCCCTTCTGACTTTTTAGCACCGTATTCATTAGCTGTTATTCAGAATTATGGCACTGCAACGGAAACATATACGTTTCTGTTAAATAAAGACGTTAACTTTATTCGTGAGTCCTACCCAACGCCGGCAGATAAAGGTTTGCCTGCTTACTACGGGCTATTTGGGGCGCAGACTAACGATGTTAATGAGTTAGCCTTTATTCTCGGCCCATCGCCAGATGCAGCTTATACAATGGAGCTACATTACTTTTACTATCCACAATCAATTACAACGGCCGGAACTTCATGGCTAGGCGATAACTTTGATTCCGTATTGTTATATGGTTCATTAGTTGAAGCTTATACATTCATGAAGGGTGAAGCTGATCTAATTAGCCTGTATGATGGCAAGTATAAAGAGGCTATGGTATTGGCTAAACGTCTGGGCGATGGTATGGAGCGCCAGGACGCTTATCGGTCTGGGCAATACCGTCAAAAGGTGATGTGATATGAGTATTTCTCAAACAGCTACTACTAGCTTTAAAGTTGAACTGCTTCAAGCGGTACATAACTTTGGCCCTACTACACCAAACACATTTAAGGTTGCGCTGTATACGGCTTTTTCGGATATTGGCCCTGCCACAACGGTATATACAACTACCAATGAAGTAACCGGTACAGGCTACACAGCAGGCGGTAATACGTTGGTTATCAGTATTTCCCCTACCTCAGGCAATAACACTAGTAGCGTTCCTACGGCATATGTTTCCTTTGTTAATTCAACGTGGACTAATGCAACATTTACTGCGCGGGGGGCGTTAATTTACAATGCCACACAAGGTAATAAGTCTGTTGCGGTCCTGGATTTTGGTTCAGACAAAACAGTAAGTAATGATGTTTTTCAGATTATCTTCCCAACACCAGATGCAAACAGCGCCATTGTGCGTATTTCGTAAGGAATTATTATGCCGATTGAATCAAGTCAAACTCAAGACACCATAACTGCTAGTTCCATCATGCGCCCAAGTAGTGCGGACGGAGCAAAGGGCGGCGGCGTATTTACCGTAACCTGTACGGATGCGGACGGCAAACTAAAGTGGGAAGATACATTTCACAATTTAGTAGTGGATGAAGGTTTGCAATACATGAACCAGTCGTTCTTCGCGGGCGTGGGATATACGGGCGCGTGGTATTTAGGCTTAGTGGCTGGCCCAGGTAGCGGCAATACATATGCAGCAGGTAATACGCTTGCTATTCATGCTGGATGGACTGAATTAGTCCCCGGAACAGCATACACGGGCAATCGTAAAACAGTTACTTTTGGAACGGCAACTACGGCAGATCCTTCGGTTATTAGTAATTCAGCCTCTCCTTCTACATTTACTATGCTGGTAAACGGCACTGTTGTTGCGGGCGCGCTGTTGTCTAGCGTAGCTACAGGTACATCAGGCACCCTGTTTTCAGTCGGCAATTTTACTGGTGGAGATAAGACTGTTGACAGTGGTGACACGCTGAGTGTTACCTACTCGTTCTCGCTTGACGCAGCGTAATTAGGAGCCGCCGTGTTTGGTGATGTTGCCTTTGCGCAGTCGCCTTTCGCGGCGTTGGGAGGAAATACGTTCAGTGTAGCTACAGCGAACTCCGCAACGGCTTCCTCTGTACTAAATGTAGAAAGTTCATTTGGCGGCTTAATAGTTGAATCTGCAATAGCGGCATCGGTAGTAATTACTACTAATAATTTGTTAAAAGCTGTAATGGCAGAAATTGCTACAGCAGCAGCGGTGCAATCAGCGCAGTCTAGTGTTAAGGCGTCAATTTTAGAACAAGTGTTAGCGGTCGCAGCCCAGACTAATACTGCGTCAGTATTAGCGGCAATCAGTGAAGCAGTAGTAGGCACAGATTCTTTTGTTGGTTCTGCTGGGTATTTTAGAAGTATCCTAGAGTCTGCTACAGCGTTGGATGCTTTTGATGGGGCAAAAATAGTATCGGTAAATATTTCAGAAACAGCCATAGGCTCCGATGCGCAAGATAGATTTGTTCTTTTTTTTGCATCAATTGATGAGTTTGTTGCTGCTGTAGATGCGCAGTCTGCAATTAAAACTGTTAATGCAAATGTGGTTGGAGTGCAGCTACTGGTTTTAATTGGCGATGTTTTGGTATGGGCCACAATTAATGATGGACAAAATCCGAATTGGCAAATGATTGCGACGCCAAGCAATATATGGACAGAAATAGATAACACCCAAACACCAGGATGGACGCAACTTCCGTCGTAAGGACACAGAATGGCTTTAGTACTAGCAGATCGTGTAAAAGAAACGTCCACTACAGCGGGCACTGGCACGCTTACCCTTAATGGCGCATCTGTTGGCTTTCAATCTTTTGCCGCTGTTGGCAACGGCAATACTACGTATTACGCTATTTCTGATGCAGCAACCGGCCAATGGGAAGTCGGCATTGGTACGTACACTTCTACTGGCACAACACTTTCGCGTGATACGGTTTTATCTTCCAGCGCAGGCGGCGGCTTAGTTACGTTTGGCGCAGGCTCTAAAGATGTATTTGTTACGTACCCATCTAGCAAAGGCGTGTGGTTAGATTCTGCCGGTAAGTTTGTGCAGACGGCGTTTACTAATCTAAGTGCAACTGGCACGGCAACTATAGGAACCGCTACATTAACGGCGGGTACTGTTGCAACGGCTCCTACGGCTGTATCTGACATAGCTAACAAAGCGTATGTAGACTTAATGTCTAGTACGAGTCTTAGCATCCATGCTCCAGTACGGTTAGAGTCACCAATTACAACAGGGAATTTAACGGCTACCTACGTTAATGGTGGCACAACGCCTACGTGGACAACCATTACTGGCGGAACCACACTTACTACTGGTGCCGCGCACGGCCTCAATCCTAATGATGTGATTGTATTTGGCAGTACAACGAACGGCATTACTGCTGGTACTGCATATTTTGTTTACTCGACACCAAGCGCGACAGACATCACGCTATCTTTAAACTATAACGGTTCAGAGATAACTACGCTGACCAATGGAACTGGGCTAACGATTACCAGCCTAGCAAATTCGGGTATTGGCGCTACGCTTACTAATGCAGGAACTAAAGCAGCACTGACGATTGATGGCAAGCTAACGGTTGTCGGTAACCGCGTGCTGATATATAGCCAGACCAATGCGTTTGAGAATGGTATTTATACGGTTACTACGGTAGGCACACCGGATCCGGGCGGTACTAATTGGGTGCTGACAAGAGCCACTGACTCCGATACGTATGCACCTAACAGCACGGTTGCATTAGGCCAAGGCGATTATTTCTTTGTACAAGAAGGCGATACTGGCGCGGGCGAGTCGTATGTAATGACTACTGCCGGAACAATTGTTTTCGGCACGACAGGATTAACCTTTACTCAGTTTGGCGCATCGCAAGTCTATAGTGCCGGCACAGGATTAACCCTTACCAATACGACGTTCAGTATTACGCCTGTAGGCACGGCCAGTGTTTACGGTTCGGCCTCGCAAGTGCCGGTTATTACGACCAATGCTAGTGGTCAGGTATCTTCGGTTACCAATACAAACATTGCTATTACAGGTTCGCAGGTATCCGGCAACATTACAGGCCAAGCTGGGTCGGTAGCAAATGCGCTAACTGCCGGCACGTATCTTACTAGCGGTGGAACGTATAACGGCTCTGTAGCGCGTACCTTTACAGTTGATGCGACCTCGGTTAATACTGCGAGTAAGGTTGTTGCCAGAGATGTGTCTGGCAATTTTGCTGCCGGTACGATCACAGCAGCTTTAACAGGCAATGCTACGACAGCAACAACGGCTACAAATGTGGCGGGTGGCGCGGCTAATCGAATTGTCTACAATACTGCGGCTAGTACCACAGGGTATGCGGTAGCCCCTACAGTAGCCAGCACGCTACTCAATTGGAATGGCTCGGCGTTTACTTGGGTATCTGCTGCAACTGCGATTGGCTATACGCCGGTACAGCAGGGCGGCGGAACTGGGCAAGGGACTAATAAACTATATATTGGTTGGCTGGGATCTAACTTGGGACTACAAGTAGATTCAACTAATTTTTCCTCTACATGGCCTATTTCAATTACAGGAACCGCTGCTAAGATAGCAGGCGGAATAGCCAGTCAAATACCTTACCAAACCGGCGTTGGCACCACTGGATTTATACCTAATGGCACATCCGGCCAATTTCTACAATCTAATGGCACATCTGTTCCTACGTGGGTAGCGGCTCCCGGTGCGCAAGCGGGTGGCGTAATATACGAAAATAGCTTGGTAATTAGCTCAAATTACACGCTGACAACGGCAAAAAATGGTATGTCCGTTGGGCCAATTACAATTAATTCAGGGGTTTCAGTTACAGTGCCGAGCGGTCAACGCTGGCTTGTTTTCTAAGGAAATAAAATGGCAGTCACAAATTTCTCACCCTTGCTTGGTCTGGCGCTACCTACTACCGGCGACTTGTCGGGCATTTGGGGCACTACGGTCAACAACTCGATTACGAACTTGTTGGATTCCTCCGTTGCCGGAACTACGACACTTAGCGCAAATGCCGATGTAACGCTAACCACAACTAACGGATCAGCCAATCAAGCCCGTAACGCGGTTATTCTTTGGACTGCCAGTAATGGCGCAACTACTCGCTACATTACAGCCCCCGCGCAGAGTAAAGCATATATCGTCATCAATGCCGGTACGGGACCAATCGTTATTCGCGGATCGGGTCCAACAACAGGTGTGACAGTAGCGGCTGGGCTAAAGGTGCTGGTTGCATGGAACGGCTCTGATTTTGTTAACGTATCGTCAAGTGTGTTTATAGGAACGGTTGTAGTTGAAGGAACGTCTTCGGCGGGCGCTCAGATTCAGCTTTATGAAGATACGGATAATGGAACCAATTACATTGGCCTAAAAGCTGCTGATGCGATGGCGGCAAGTGTTACTTATACTTTGCCAGATGCGGACGGAACGGCTAATCAAGCGTTATTAACAAACGGTTCTGGCACGCTATCTTGGGGCACCGCAGGAGCCTCGGCGGCTGGTAGTATTTACGTTAACAACGATGTAGTATCTAGCAATTACACAATTGCGACTGGCACTAATGGCATGAGTGTTGGTCCGATGACCATTAATACGGGCATTTCAGTTACTGTTTCTTCCGGCCAACGCTGGGTCGTACTATAAGAGGATAAGAGATGAGTTCAATTTCAGCAGGCACATCAGCAGGCACCGCGCTAGTTAGCACTGGCGACACTACGGGTGAGTTGGTATTTAAGACGGGCGCTAGTGCTACTACGGCATTAACCTTAGACGCTACGCAGAATGCTACGTTTGCAGGCACGGTAACCGCAACAGGGGGTATTTCTGGTGCCGCCAATTTTCAGGAATTTACATCATCTGGAACATGGACTAAGCCTGCAAGCGCCACATTCGTTATGGTTGAGTGCTTAGGTGCAGGTGGTGGTGGCGGGTCTGGTCGTAGGGGTGCGGCAAGTAATACTAGGGTAGGCGGAACTGGTGGCGGTGGCGGTTCTTATACTTATAAATTATTCAAAGCAAGCGATTTGTCTGCAACAGTTGTTGCCACAATTGGAGCAGGTGGTGCTGGCGGCGCAGCGCAAACAGTTAATTCTACCAATGGTAATTTTGGCGCAGTTGGGGGGGATACTACTTTTGGCGCGTATTTATCCGCTTATGGTGGTGCGCAAGGACGTGCCGGTTCAACGGGGAATCTTGGCGGTGGACAGGGCGGAGGCGTTTTATCATCTGGCGCAAATAATGGCTTTCCCAGATCTGGAGATAGTACCATTGGCGGTATCTATGGAAATTTTGGGGGCGGTTCTGCTACTCCTACTAGTGATAGTTATGGCGCTTCTGGATTTGGTGGTGGTGGCGGTGGAAGGGCTACCACTGCGGGAGACACAGGAGATGCCTTTTCTTCTTATCAAGGCGGCGCGGGTGGTGGCGGTGGTGGCAATATAAGCAATGCAAATGTATCAAATAGAGGTTCTTCTGGTGGTTCTGTTACCGGAGAATCAGGAGGTGGCGGTGCTTTTGGTGCTGCGGCCGCAACGGCTACAAGTGCTGGCTCAAATGGAACTGCGGGAACTACTGCTCAGTTTGGGGGTGGTGGTGGCGGTGGTGGTGGCACAACATCAGGAGTCGGCGGAACTGGTGGTGCCGGTGGGATTGCTGGAGGTGGTGGTGGCGGGGGAGCTTCTACAGATGGCTCAAACTCTGGCGCAGGCGGTAATGGTGGCGCAGGTCGTATTCGTGTTTATAGTTGGTAAGGAGATAGCATGAGCTACGCAAAAATAGAAAATGGTGTAATTACCAACACAATAGTTGCTGACGCTGACTTCGCGGCAGAACATGGACTTATTGAGTTCCCTACCTACATTGGCAATAAGGCTGTGGGCATTGGTTGGAAATACGACGGCACTACGTTTACTGAGCCTGATCCAGTTGTAGCGCCGGTAGTTATTGCGCCTTCCAAAGAACAACTGCTTGCAGAGCTACAGGCTCTGACGGCTAAAATACAGTCACTGGAGTAAATCATGGCAATTATCCTGAATGGATCAAATACGCCGACACTGGGCGGTGTGGGTTACGGAGATGGGTCTGAGCTTGCATTTACGGGTGCTGGTACTGCGGGTGGCGTACTGTACTCTGCGGGAGGCGCTGCCCCTGTATTTAGCGCGGCAGGTACGGCTGGTCAGGTATTGACTTCGGGTGGTGCTGGCGCTCCTACGTGGGCTGCTGTTTCTGTTTTAACGCTTGGCACCCCCGTCGCATCAACCTCTGGGGCAACTATTGACTTTACCGGCATCCCGGCTGGAACGAAGATGGTTATGGTAATGCTGAAAGGCGTGTCAGTTAGTTCTGCTGAGAAAGTGCAATTTCAATTGGGGGATTCAGGGGGCATAGAGACAACTGGCTATGAGGGGGCAGGGTATGGTCTTAACGGAACAGCTACCCCGACTGCGACTGGATCGACATCAACTACCTCATTCCAAGAGGGGATTGGGCACGCGAGTTGGTTACGAACTGGAACAATAACCTTCACCTTATATAATGCAGCAACGTACACATGGGTATGTAATGCTGCATACACAGGGCCGCCTTCAACGTATTGGGCTAATTTTATATCTGGATCAAAGTCATTAACGGGGGAGCTTGACCGCGTAAGAATATTGGTTAGCGGCGCAACTTTTGACGCGGGCGAAATAAACATTGCTTATATATAGGGGCAAAGACATGATTAAGAGCATTACGAGCAATGTTTCAACTGGTGAGGTTATAGAAATTCATTATACGGAACAAGAAATTGCAGAGCTTGAGGCTAGAAATGCGGCCTACGTTCCACCTACCCCAGCACCCGCCCCGACAAAAGAACAACTGATGGCGCAACTAGCTGCGTTATCTGCACAAATACAAGCACTGGAGTAAGACATGGCTACGATTATTAATGCGGATACAGCTACAGGCGGCGCGATCATTACAGGCGACGGGTCGGGGGTTTTGGCGTTGCAAGCAGCGGGGGTTACTAAACTTACCGTAGCTGCTGCCGGGGTAACGCTGGCTTCGGCGCTGCCTATTGCTTCAGGCGGAACAGGCTCAACGTCCACAACCTTTGTCAACCTAACGACAAACGTAACGGCAACGCTTCCCGTGGTAAACGGCGGAACTGGCGTTACAACATCCACAGGCAGTGGTGCCAATGCGTTAGCTACTACCCCCGTATTAACAAATCCTACAATCACAAGCTATGTTGAAAGTGTCGTGGTAATTGGAACAGTAACCACAACCAGTACGCTAAACTTGACTAACGGGACAGTTCAAACTGCCACGCTTACAGCTTCTACGGCGTGTACCTTCACGATGCCTGCGGTAGCTGCGGGCAAGTCATTTGTGCTACTTTTAAAGCAGGCTGCGGTAACTGGTAATGGCACTGCAACATTTACTTCGGTTAAGTGGGGGTCCGCTGGAGCGCCGACGATTACAGCAACAGCAGGAAAAATGGATATTTTATCTTTCATATCTGACGGAACCAACTGGTATGGT